AACATAACATATAAATCATCAGCACTATAAGACCCTAACTCAGCTGGAAATATTATTTGTTCGAATACTTTATTAGTAAATAAATTAAACCAACCACCTCCAAATTTAATATGTGTATTTTGTTTAATGTTAATATCATTATCAGAACATATATTATCTAAACTGTATAAATCAAAATAATCTCGATGATTATATGGTTCATTAATGAATTGTGAGTTAACTAAACAATTCCATGAATCATCCCAATACTTTATAATTTGTGGAGATAATATATATAGTTCATCATTAATATGTTGTGTTGCATTAATTAGATATGGTAAATTTAATTTAGAAAAATATATATCAGAATCCAACCATATAACATAATCTTGAGTTGTATTTATAACATTTCTTCGTTTGTCAGTGCATCCCTTTATATTATTATCAATATAAAATTCAGCTTTAAAATAATAATCAACAATTGTTTTTAGATATTCAAATTTTGAAGTAAAATATTCAATTGGCAATTTACTAGTTTCCCAATTAACAATATCAGTGTTCATTGTAACATCCCATATAACAGTTGCACTTTCTGGAATATGATATGATGACTGTATCATATCATGTACTTGCCTAGACAAATCATCAATCTCCCATGGCTGTATATATTGAATTATTCGGTATATTTTATTCATACATATTAGGTGTTATATTAAATGGGTGTTTCACGATTTCATGTTTTAGTTTAATCCAAGTGTCATAGTAAAGATCATTTGTATTTTTATCATCATATGATGGACCGAACCATGGATCTGGTGCTACTATGATTCCATTATTATTATTGAGATATGCACCCCACCAAGCAAATGTACTATTAGACAATATCATATGTTTCATTTTACTCATTAAAAATAATTGAACTCCGATACTATCCTGTATATAGTTAACACTATCTCCAAATACACTTCTACACCATTCTATATCATCAGAAAATACGTATATTTGATCTATATTATTTTGAAAATATGTATCCAATGCTTGTTGATAATATTCTACTGATAATACACAATGATTTTCTTGTAGCATTAAATAGTCGCCTCTTCTTATACTAATACCTAAACTATTTTCTGAAATTGTATATGATTCTAACTGTTTTAGTACGGCTTCAGACGGAACAAAATATTCATGTATTAACTGTTCTCGAATTGAATCAAAATATTTAGCTGATTGAAAAAATCCGTGTATTGTTAAATCATCAACTGCTGATATTTTATTGTAATGAAATTGTGATTCGTTATATGAATTTTCTGTATTGATAACGCCACGATTGAAATCATAACCAAACATTGATAAATCTACCGGCAGATTACCACGATGACCTGCCCATGTAGTTTCTGGAAATGTGGTATTTGTTTTTAGTTCATTTGCAATAGATAATACAGTTGCTAATTGAAATAAATTATTTCCTAATCTACCATTAAACGTGCACGTTATCATACAGGAACTTCTTTTTTACAAATAATACAAGTGCTTTTATAAAAATGTATGTATTCGATATTTCGTTCAAAATAATCTAAGTTATGGCCAGCTATTTCTTTATATCCACGAAAACTCTTACCATATAAATTAACTTTGTCTGTTAATTGTTTTAAATAATCGGTTGTCGAAATGTGGTAATCATCCCAATAACTATTTTTAACATACGAACAATGTAAGTCTTCAATTATATACAAGCCCCCAGGTAATAATAACGGAAATAATGTTTCAAATGAAACTATTTGTTGTTTATTGCTATGTCCCCCGTCATCTAATATAACAGCAAATGATCCATTCTCTGTGTTAACTTTCTTTAAGAAATCTACATCGGTTTGATCTCCTATTTTTATATTAATACGATCTTCTACATATTCTGTACATCTAGGATCAATATCAATTGCAGTAATGTCTGCTTGCGAAAAATATTCTTTCCACAATTTCACTGAAGATCCGTCATAGACTCCAATTTCTAAAAACTTAAAATCAAAGTCTCTATATGGCTCAAGATATAATTCATAGTATTTAGTATAACCATGATCTGAAGATGCTTTATCTGTTCCATGTTTTAATGCTAATTCGTCTAATGTTTTATTCATATGTTATATGTTTCTCCGTGGGTTCTTAATTTATAATATAATGATTTATAATCAGAATTCAAAAAGAATTCATTCATATTTGTTTCGGCATTTCTACAAAATTCATTAACTCCTATATCAATCTTATTTTCTTTGAATGTCAACGAATTCATATGTGTAATCGTATTGTTATCTGATACTATAGTTTTTAATCCTAATGTTTCAGCAATACATCCGGCATAAAAATCCAGACCCCAACCATAAATTAATTCATTAGGGAATTGTTGTATGTTTTCTAATAAATCTCTTCGTATCAAAGGACATTGAAAATCTACCCATTGCACTTCTCGCAATCCTTTGCCCCAATTCCACATCTGTTTCCAATGACATTGATCAATTGATGCATTAATTACTGTTGGTGAATATACTGCTGCATCTGATTCTTTAGCTTCTTGAACTGATGTAGTTAGAAAAGAAGGTCCATGAAATACTAAATCATTATTTAAAAAATACAAGTAATCATGATCTGTTTGTAAAAAATAATCTAACACGACATTGAATCCACCACCGAAGAAAACATTTTGTTCTAAACGATGTGTTGTAGATTTAGCTAAAGGTTCCGAAGATCCATTATCTAATACCATAAGTTCACATTCTTTGAATAATGGGTCTCGTTTTAATCGATTTACTAAATTATCTGTCCATTGCGGAAGATTGTGATTAAGTGTTGCTATTAACATGTTATTTCTTATATATAATACCTATACCCATACCAGTTTCATTTGTAACAATCTCAGTATCTAATACTAATCCTGAATCTGCAATAGCTTGATATACTCCATAATTTTCCATAACCGCAGTTGGTCGAATATCATGAAATAATAATATATTATCAGCCAATCCGGCAAACTTAGAAATATCACTCATTACAGCTTCATAACTATGATCAGCATCGATAAATACAATATTAAATGATTTTGAATATTCTAATACTGCAGTTAGTGAATTAGGATCAAGAGTATTCATATTAATTAGTTCAGCCGTAATACCTTGTGAATTTATATATTCAATTGTTTTATATAATGGTTGGTTATTTGGATCTTGATCAATCATTGTTAGTGTTAAATAACTACCTTTAATTTTATGCAATTTGCAAAATTCAGCAAATGCAATTCCCCATAAACCTTTCCATGCTCCTACTTCTAGAAATGATATATTATCATTAGGATTTTTTTTATAATATTCTGATATATAGTTCCACGCTGCAAAAAATTCTCGTTGGATCTGAGAACCGTCAAACGAAACTTCTAGACCATCGGTATAACTTATTGGAATTCTAGGAGTGTGTATTTTTGTATATGTATCTATTATAGACTGATTTAATGTATGATTCATTTTGTTTTAATTTTAATATTTAATAGGCGCGTTAAAATTTGATTGCATTATGATTCCCATATAATTTTGTGCAATCATTTCTTGTGTTATATTTTTTTGTTTGTATTCAATATATTGTTGCGGATAATGAAATACTTTAAATAAAGGCTCAACTGGATATATGTCAATTGCTTTAAATGTTAACAATGCTTCACCATACCAACTAAATTCAGATGGTGAATATTCGATTAGTTCCGGAAATGTTAAATTATTTGGAATCATATATTCATCTTCCAATGATTTCCAAACCTTTGAAGACCAAATAATTGGAGATGGTCCAAAATCATAATGTCGTCCGGATCTATTAAATAGATTCATAATTTTACTACGATCTTGCAAAAATCCTTCTTTTGGGTCAAATCCTAGCTCTGATATTTTTGTTACTGACCATGAGAATAATTCTTTTTGTTCGTGTATTACTGTATATGGAATGTCGTCTTTATAAATAAAATCCGAAACATAGAATGGTCGTATGAAATATGCATCTGAATCTAGACAAACATAATTCTCTGATATTCCTAGTTTCCAAAAATTAGATTTAATTATTTGTTGAGCAACCCAATTATTATCTGATACTGAGAATATATCTTCATCTACTATTAAATTAACTCCGTCTAATTTAGAAAATAAATTATAATCAGATTTAGGTATACTTATATAGAATGGAATATTATCCATGTTAAATATTTTAACGGATTCTAATAAGTTTTTAACACGGTCAAAATCTCGGTTAAATGATTTGCAATATAATACTAGTTTCTCCATTACGCAATTCCTTTTATCATTCCATATTCATCAAATATAGGCATCGCACCCCATTTTGAATACCATTTTTTTGCATTTTCTTGTTCAGCAATTTTTTGGCGTTCTGAACTTTGTCCGTTGTTTTCTTCTAATCGATGACTACCACGAGCTCCAAAGTGCCAAACCAATGATGTGGTTGGTAGTATAAATCTAACACCATGTTGTAGCATTCTTAAGAATAAATCCATATCATCCCAACTAGTTGGTGCAAATCTAGGATCATTGCCTCCAATTTCATCCCATACTGATTTTTTAACTAATCCAGATACACCCTCCCCTTTTGGAATTTCAATTCCTTCGTTAAGTCGTATAAAATCATCTGCCCATACATCAAAATAATCAGAATCAAAATCATAAAAATATGCACCAAACATCGTAGGCGGCACAATTGCAGTACCAGGCCTTTGAGTTGGGTTGTTAAACATATCTGGTTCTACTCGATGTGAATTTACCCATAACTTTTCTGCCGGGTATTTTTCATGTATATCTAATAATGCTTTATCCCAATTTTTAGTTACATAAAAATCTGAGTGTAAAAACATTATATATTCTGTTTGAACTTCATTAGCACAAAAATTCATCCCTCCACCGATACCTTTTGGAGAATTGTTTGTATCGATATAATATTCTAAATTATAACGTTGTGAGTTTTCTTGTAACCATATATTTGTATCATCGGTGCAATTTTCTGCGTGTATAATAAATGGTGCATCTTTGAAATAACTATTCTTTCTTACTGATTCGATAGCTATTTTAAGATATGGTAACTATTTTGTTTTTCTTGTCGTTGAATTGTTTTATGATGTGTTAATGCCCAATCCGGACTTGCAGGTAAATGTGCAATTGTATTAAATCCTGTTAATTGTTCGTGTACTTGGTTAATCCACGTAACTGTAGATTTATTTCGATATATTCTCCACTGATAATCTGGAAAATTTACCCAACCGTGTTCATTTACATTCCAACCCCATTTTGCAATATGTTCCTGCGTCAATCCATCTACAGTATTAATTCTCGGAACCATTATTACATCAACATTATTTGATTCTATAACTTGCGGAATAATGTTACATTGATACTCGCCAATCGTTTCATCTGCATCAATTTGGAAGATGTAGTCTCCCGAACAGAGACTACTTAATTTATTCTTCCAATTTGCAAAATGATTATCAAATTTTGCTTTAAACCATACAAATTCATCATTTAATGAATGACTTCGTAAATATTCTTCCACAGCAGGATCACCATTTGCTTCATCATATAATATTACTATATTATCTTGTAACCGTTTGTGTCGAAGCAAAAAGGACACTAAACGTTGAATTTCGACAAATTCATTACAAACTGTTATTGCATATGTTAGTTTCATATTATTATTATATGAAAATTAATATTATTCACCAACCTTTTGTAGTTTTGGTAATTCTACTTTTGTTAACTTTGGTAATTTTAATTCAACTGGCTTTGGTAATAAGTTCATTACATCTTTAATGATATCTAATACTCTAGCATATTCAGCCTCTACTATTTGTTCGGTAAATGTGCTATTTACAAAGTATCGTTGGCGCTTTGCTAATTCTTGCCATTTTTTATAGTTTTTATAAACTTCTTCAATCATTTTGCTAGCATACCCATAATCAACTGTAAACCATTTTGCTTCACCAATTAAGAATTCATTTTGTGCAGAAGGATGTATTGGAGTTAACTGTCCTGGTAGTGCACAAATAAACTCTGAGTTTAAAAAATCTGATTGACCTGAATAATGTGGTGCTAATATTGGTTTAGCTGTAGTTGAAAATTCTAATAGTGGTCTTCCAAATCCTTCTGCTTTTGTGAATGACAACATAGCTTTAACTTTGGGATGGTTGTATAATGCATTCATTTCATCATCAGTTAAATCACCATGTAATACATATACATTTGGCAATTTTGCAGTTCCATACATTTCTCGAATTTGATTGATTTTACTTTCAATATCCATTCGGTCCATAATGCTATAAGTTGCACCACTAGTTTTTAATATTAATGCAGGGGCATCTTTTTTGTTTTTAAATGTATTAAAGAATGCATGAACTACTCCTCCTATATTTTTACGATCTTCACCGATATGTCCTTGCAACCAATGTCCTACTGTTAAGAATGCAAATGACTCCGTAATATCATTTAATACTGATAATACATTTTTTGCATTTTTTGCACTGTCTATACTATTTGAATAAATGGTTTCATTAAAATATTCAGGTATAACTTCAATTCTAGCAAAAAGATCTTTATTTTTAAGTTTTGCTGTATTTTCGAATACTTCTTTTGTGAATTTACTGGGTACAATCACTAATTGCATTGCATTTAAATTATCAATCCATGCTTCCGGACAAATATCTCCCTCAGTACCAGCTGTAACTCCTACATTGTATTTACCAATTGCTTGAAACTCATTTGGAACTGTAATTTGAATCCATACGTCAGGTTGTTGATTTAATGGTAATGGAATTAATCGATTTTTCCAATCTTCTGAAATAGGATAATTCATTGGAGTTCCGCCCCATGGTAAAGATAATAATTTAACGTCCCAATCGTCTTCTTTAAACTTTAACACATTTTTAATAATTTCTCGAGCGTGATGCCCATAACCAGATTGTGTTTGTACTGGTGATCCTATAACTACTTGTCTCATTATGCTACTATTCCTGTTTGTTCGTATTTATTTGGTTGCGTTTTGTGTAAACTATATCTAGGTCTAGATTCGGTTTCTACATTAAATAGATATGTAAACATTTCAATCATTTTATCACCCATTTGTTCTGAAGTTAAACCGTTTTTCTCGCAAAATTGTCTACCAGCAAATCCCATTTCGTCACGAAGTGTTTCTGGAGTTGTATACCAATACATAATTGCATCTGATACATCTTCGAATTTCACTCGGTCATCAAAAATATATGGAGTTAGTGGCGATCCTTGTAACGATCTATTGCTAGGGAATACTGGTTTAGCCCATACCCCATGTAATTTATATTTACCGTTATGATTTGTTGCAAATTCACCATCGAAACGAATCCAATTTTCATCTTCATCAACAAAACCACATTGATCTTGCAATCCTCCTGTAACATTGTTAATAATCGGAGTTCCAGATAACATTGCTTCTGTACTACTTAGTCCCCAACCTTCATTACTACCAATATTCACAACAACATCTGCTACATTATACATTGCATTTAAATCTACTGCTGACAGCTTTTGTTCTGAAAATATAATTTTACAATCTGGTGCTAATGTTTTTGCTACAGCATTTAAATCAGTACCATTTTCATCTACAACTTGCGTATGCATCAATAACCCAACTTTATATTTTTGTTCTTCTGGCAATTGATCTACAAAATGTTTAAATGCTAATATTAAATCTCCTGGTTGTTTTCTTCTAATATTTCGATTGTTCCACATTACGATAAAATCACAACCTGTATCTTGTTTAATTTGCTTATACATTGATTTATATTCTGGTGCATCTTCATTTAATGGTTTAAATATATTATGATTTAATCCATGTGGCACAAATCCGGTAACTACATCATTCCATTTTTTAGAAACTAATGGAGTTGGGTGTCTATCATAATCAATAATACCAAATCCATTTTGTTTAAGCACTTCTCTATGAATATTATCAGATTGTTTACTGATACCCATAATCATATCACAACTGCCATAAAATGGTGCATTCCACATAGGATATGGTAAATCATCCCATATTGAATAATATACTAATGGAATATTAAATGTAGTTTTGATTTCATGTTCTAATTGATACAACCAAATCCAATATCTAGGATCTGTAAAATGTAATATAGCATCTGGCTTTTCGTGTTCAATAATTGAAAACAAAATTCCTTTATCACCATAACCATTATACGGAATTAATTTTACAGACGCATCTTCTATACCAGTTTCGCGAGCAACATCTGCAGATAAATCAAATAACTTACCAGCATCTGGATGTTGTAATGCACCTCCAATTTGTACCCAATCGTACTCTTTAACTGTATTAAAAATGATTTCTTTAGATATAGTACCAATTCCCGATGGTAATCTAAAATCATCTGCTAGCAATAAAATTTTCTTTTTTGCTGGTTTGTTAGGGTCGACTTTTCTTAATTTAGGTAATTCCATTAATGTAACCTTTCTTTGTTTATAACTGTTTATTTAATATAAATATCAGCCAAGTATAACTACTGGCTTATTTAGTTTACTTATGTTTGTATATGCTGTTTTTAATACAGGATCTAAGTCCGAATCATTACTCATAATCATCATATAATCACAATGTTCTGCAATAAGTTTCATTCTGTGGTGTAATTGGCTAAAATGATATTTTTTACCATAATATGTCTCTGGCATTGCTGAATATAAATTATAACCTGAAAATGATGGATTAAATTCGCGATACTCCATTCCGAACTCTAATGCAAACTTACGAACATAAAAATTAGCACCTTCATTACCACCGGCTCCTATAATAACCAATTCGTCTGGAAACTTGCGTTTTAACATTTGCAATGTATCCTGAATTTTTCGTTTATTTTGCCAACCCGTGTTACCAATTACCGCTACCTTTGTCATTGTGTTTTTTCATATTTAAATTTAACTAGTTTAGGCATATAACCCCACATGATTCGAAGCATTGATTCTAATATCGATCTATTTTGCTTTCCATTTGGGTTATCATGATCGGTACATAATACATAATCGTATTGGGTAACTCCAACATATGTTTCGGACAATTTTCATAATCAGTTTTAAATGGACAATACTTACAATGTTTATCACCCTTACCTGATACTGCTGGGTATGTTTTGGTTTCATTTTTATTTCCTTCTGAATCAAAACAAGCTTCTACAAATGCATCTATTTGTCGCTGAACTTTTTTTTGCGTAACCGATCCAGCAGCTGGCTTAAATTGTTGTATTCGTTTTTGTGGAAACATTGACTCTTCAATAATCTTTCTTTTAACAATAAAAAATTCAACTGTTATGTTATCTTTAGGAATTCCAAATTGTTCTGAAAAATAATTCTTATATGCAATTAACTGTGCTGTTTTAATTGGATCTGCTTTTTGATATTGATTCCACCCCATTCTGCTAGTTTTAATATCTAGTATATGTATGGTATTTGTAGGAACGTGTTTTAATACAACATCAATAAATCCGTACCAGTATACAGATGTATTAGATTTGGATGCCGGAGTACATAATTCTATTTCAATTCCTACTAATTCCCAATCCTTTGTAGAAAAATATTGTTTTCGTCTTTTCTTAAACCAATCCAATATTGCAGATCCATCTTCTAAATATTCTGCCATTTGAATAGCGTTTGAATAGTGTACACCGCCATTCTTTTCTAGACAGCTACTATATTCCATTCTTAATTTTTGTGTTAGTATTGCACGTAAATCTAAAGAATCTGCACGTTTAACTGAATCTGTATACATTACTGTTAAATAATGCTGTAATGTTTCATGAAATGCTGTCCCGAATGTTGTTTCTATACTATCAGTATATGAATCTAATTTATCTATATAATTTAATTTCCATTTAAGTGGACATTGCTCATATGTAGCCCATTGTGAATATGATATCTTCCTAGGTACAGAATCCGCATCTCTTAAAGATAATTTAAATACGGGTGATATATAGTTTCCTTGTTTCATACTATAATATATGAAAAATAATTATTAATTCCAATTATAATGTAGAAAATCCTCCCCAATTAAGGAGAGGATTCTTTTCGGAGATTGATTGCCGATAGCGACATTAACAATCAATCAATATGGCGTAACCATATACGGTCCTAATCCGTGCTTTATTATTTTATGAACTTATCTTGCTGTTCTTTTATATATAAATCTATGGTATCTTTTGTCTTCTGTAAGTCTTCTAACCAGTTACCTTTATGGCGACATCTAATAACTCGTTTCAATATATCAAACTCATATGAATTTAATTCAAAGTCATCTGCTACTTTATAAATTGTAGTAGATCCTTTATAATGTTTTTGTGTATTGATAATTTTAAGATCTTTACCTAAATTTGCAAATGTTTCCGTTACTCGTTCATGCGAACTCATTTTTTTACTCCTTTTAACATTGTTTTTATTTCTGCATCAGTATATCCGTATTTTTCTAGTATAACTCGACATTGATCTTGAGTCATGATAGTAACATAAGCTTCTGCTTCTGATTTGCTTACTAAATAATATTCCGCAAGTTGTGTAATTAATTTATCAGAATATTTATCTTCTTTGTTACCTTTAATATATTTTGCAAATGATTTCGATTTTGGTAACAAATCGTGATATAATCGATATGTTTCTTGTGGACGCAACAATCCAATTGTATATGATTGTAGTTCGTTGATAATTACGGTTAAATCTTGACGCATACTTAACCAACGATTCACAATAAATGGACTGAATAATTTTTTATCTGGATCTGACCAAGAATTCCACTCTTTCTTTTTGCTAGTAACACCATCTACAAAATCAAATATTGTTGCCCCCTTTTTTTCTTTCATAACTTGTATTTTCGTTTATATTGTTCTTCAAATGCAGATCCTATACCAATTTCCAGATACACCGCTGCATCTGGAATACCTGGTAGTTTCTTTTCAAGAATATCATCAATATTCTTATTACGAAATGTTTTTATTTTAGTTGTAGCATTACTTCGATTTGAAGTCTTAAAAACTATTGTAACATTTGATTTGTGATATTGTATCGACATTACTTTTTAACTTTAATCGGCTGAAACTCTTCTGGGACGTGGCCGCAATCATCACAACGAAATACTGGTACTGGTACCATTGTATCTTTATCACTACCGGTTAATAATTTTGAAACTTTATTAATTGCCATTACTTGACGAAAATACATTCCATCACATTCACCACAAATAATTGGCTGCATATCATTAGGGCCAATTTTTACATTTAATTTATTATTCATAACTTAATATTATATAATTTATATCTTTTTTCCAACCACCTTAAGTGCATTCCAATGAGATGCCATTCCACCACCCTTTACATTTGGAGTTTTCGTTGCACCTGGCACTATACCTGCACCTCGAGCTATAGTATCTCCGATTAATACATTAGAACTAGGAACTCCTTTATTAACTGCCGATTGAACTGAGTTAACTGTATTTGAGCTTTTTGCGTATGGTTCTACAATATATAATTTAGAAGTATCTTTCATAGCTTTTGCTATTTTAGATGCATATGAACATCCCGCGCTAAATAATACAACTGGAGAATCTGGATTATCTTTTATTGATTGCAATACACCAGATATATCAGTATATCTATGTGCTATTACATCTCGTCCATTTAAACTTCCTTGCAATAAAGATTTTTGTTGATCAATTTTATAATCTCCAGCTCTATAATCCAATCCACCCATTAATATTACAGAATTTGAATTTGTCGATTTTGATTTCGAGTCATCCGATTTTGGTTTGTCTGACATATCTGGCGTCTCTGATGGTTTATCTTTAACTACATCTTTTTTTACTGGTATATTTTTTGAATATTTTGATAAAGTATCAATTGCTTTTTCATAATTGGCTTTCGATAACTTTTGTTTCATATCTAACCAATTATCATCAGTTTTTAGTTTAGTATACCACGTACCGTTTTCTTGTTTATATTCATACTCATCATTTGCAGATGTACTAAATGGTTTAGTATTTTTAGTTTCTGTAATTAAATTTTTTAAACGTATCATGAACAATATACCTTTTTGTATAAATATATAAAACTACAATTCTGCTAATAAGTTTATAAACATTGCCATAACATTAATTTCTTTATCTACAACTGATATATCTTTATATTGAGTCTCGGCAATAATCAATATAACCGGTCCAATATGTCCTACCGCAAATTCATCTAAATTGTCATATAAAAATGTATACAATGACGTAAAATCTTTAACCTTACTATCAGCAATAATTTGTCGTATTTTAGTAAATGATGCTTGTTTATTTTTTGTATCTCGCAAAACATCTAATACTTCAGTCATATAGTTTGCTTGTATTGCACTAGCTTTGTCTAATTGCAATTTACCTTCAACGACAGATGCTTGTGCCGCATTTAATGCTCTTCGAATATCCGGATATGATGTATTAATAATTGCCGCAACATCTTTAATATCAAAACTAACTTCCTTTTCTTCTAATACAGAAACCAATCTCTTTGCTACATCAGTTTTATTCGGAGGTGTTATAGCAAATGTTTGACAACGAGATTGAATTGGATCTATAATCTTTTCAACATAATTACATGTTAAAATAAATCGTGTTGTTTTGCTATATGTTTCCATTAAATTACGCAACGCAGCTTGAGCATTTGGAGTTAAATAATCAGCCTCATCTAGTATGATTATTTTCCATCTACGAAAGCCAACTGTAGATGCATAACGTTTAATTTTATCTCTAACAGCATCTACCGAGTTTTCATCTGATGCATTAATATACATGATATCTGCATCTACCGCATTTGCAATAATTTTAGCTAATGTAGTTTTACCAGTACCAGCAGATCCATAAAACAATAAATGCGGAACATCGCCTGATTGTATCCATATTTTTGCTTTATCAATTATATGTTCATTACCAATATAACCATCCAAAGTATCTGGTCGAAACATTTCAACCCAAAGTGTATTTTCTTGTTGTCCAAACATAACTATAATTTTTTATTTACCTGTTGATCCAAATCCTCCTTCGCCTCTGTCTGAATCTGATAATTCGTCAGTTTCAACAAATTTGATACTAGGATATGGCATAATTATCAATTGACCAATACGATCTCCAACTGCGTATATATATGCATCTTCAATTCCATTGATTGGTCTAAATTTAAACATAATTTCACCCCTATACCCCGAATCGACAACTCCAACATGATTTGTTAAATATAAATCGGTTTTGCTATTTGATGATCTAGGATATAACAATCCAACATGGCCTTCTGGTATTTCGATTGCTAACCCAGTACCATATATGATATTACCATATGAATCATCATCTATAGATGTTGCAGTTAAATCTAATCCAGCATCTCCCGGCTTTGAATAAACCGGGATAACTGCATCTGGATGTAATTTTTTTATTTTTACTTCCATAATATTATTAATTTTGTAATTGTACTAACCAATATGAAGATTCAAAATCAGCACCAGTAAAATCAATTCTTGCTAACCCATCTGGTGAAATATGCAATGTACCCATATCACCTTTATTTGCGGTTAATACTTCTTTTAATTTTTCTGCTGAGAAACAAATTGGTTCCATTTCTTCTGCTGCACCAGCAATTTCAAATGAGATATTATCTGCATTGATTGTGGTATAGTTGATAATGAATTTAATTTGTCCATTCTTAACTTGAACTGCAAAGTTTTTTGCATCAGGTAATGCATTTTTTGCTTTAATGAACTTACTGATAAAATCATCATCTACATTGATTGATACTTTATAGTCTGGTTCTGCATTGATGGTTGGTACTGCGGGAATAACTGAAGTATCTGCTAACATAAAAGTTAACTTAGTAGATCCTTCTGTAATTTTCATTGCATAATTCTTACCACCTGCTTCTTGAACATCAATATTGATATTTTCGCCTACTGCTGATAACATTTTTGTTAATGCTCCTGTATGATTAATACCTAACGATCCTTTCATAAATGGAGTCGTGTTCCATTGAATCTTACCTACTACCGTTTGATCTCCATCAATCAAATCACAATTAATACCGTTACCATTTTCTTTAAGTGTTACTGCTTCACAATTACCACCTAAATAGTATCTACTAATAAAATTAACTAATTTACTTTTTTCCATAATAAAACTTAAAATTTAAAAAACTCATTGAACTTATTTGCATCTGTAGTTGATATACTATCACCTCCAAATTTCTTGTATGTTTTGATATATGTTTCATATACACGCATTGCTCCATCTGGATCTGCAAACATTTCGTGTAATGATAATATCACATTGAATAACTCGGTAGGTATTGCCGTTTCTAGTAATTCAACATGGCTCTCAACCATTTTATTTATATCTTTTACAATATTACAATATAAATGTGTATTATGAACAACCATTCTAGGCATACCTTCTTGCGAATATCTATCTAATCCGGTTGCTGTTTGACCACCTAAATATTCATATGTAAAATCTTTACAAGCTGGACAATCTATACTACAAGGAACATGTTGTGTTTTATCAATTTCGACAGATCCTTTATTTTTAGCAATATGTGTCTTTCTACGATATTCGGCATTCTTTGGAAAATACAATTCAGTGAATGTCTGTGTCTTATAATTACCAGAATGCAAATATGTTCCAAATACTGGATATTGGCCTGGTGATGAGGAGTCAGTCATTAATTGTACTCGACCGTCTGTCAGTTCATTTAACAGTTTCTGAATAGTTGATAATATAAAGAAGTCAGATATTTTAGATATGCCTAATAAATGCACATATTGCACGTGTTTCTTTTCGAATTCGCGTTCTTGCAACATCAATGCAATCACAAACATAAAATCTACTAATTTCTTAGGACCACCAATACACCACCCGTTAAAATCAAAATCTTTAAATTTATGATACCATTCAGTGTATTCTTCATTGTAAGTTCCTTGGATTACATTCAAGAATTTAGTTTTACCACTTTGGTGTTTTTCAAAGTATTTAAAATTGTCGAAACTAATATCCATCGAATCTTGAAAACGATTCTCAAAA